AGGGGCGGCCGGTTGATGGCCCGATGCCAAAGCGCACCGTCGCGCAGGTCGAAGCGTCCGGCGCGCGCCCGTATTTCGTGCGCGTCATGCACGCGCAGATTCTGGGCTGGCAGGTCACCATCACGCCGAAGAGCGTGCGCCTGTCGCAGCTTCGCATCGCGGAATCGCGCGAGGAACCGGACGGCCCGTACGCCACCAAGACCGTGCAGCAGGTGCGCGTGCTGTTCCCGGGCCGCTGGGAGCTGTGGGAGGCGTCGCCCGACAACAAGGGCTGGAACCTGGTCGACGCCGGCACCAACAGCCTCAAGGAGATTCCTTTCGTCCCGCTGTACGGCCGGCGCGAAGGCTTCATGCGCGGCACGCCAACGCTGCTCGACCTCGCTCACCTCAACGTCAAGCACTGGCAGAGCCAGAGCGATCAGGACACGATCCTGCACGTCGCGCGCGTGCCGATTCTGACGGTCAAAGGCGTGCAGGAGACGTTCCAGCTCACGCTTGGCGCGTCGACCGCGGTCAACCTCGGCGACAACCAATACGCCGAGATGGCATTCGTCGAGCACTCTGGCGCGGCCATCGGTGCCGGCGAGATTGCCCTGCGCGCGCTCGAGGCGCAGATGATCCAATCGGGCGCCGAGCTGCTGGTCAAGCAGCCGGGCGACCGCAGCGCCACCGAATCGGCGGGCGATCAGGAAGGCAACAAATGCGAGCTGCAGCGCCTCACGGAACGCTTCGAGGATGCGCTCGACCAGGCGCTGGTCTACATGGCGCAGTACGCCGGCATTGCGCCAGAGCGCGCCGGCTCGGTCAGCCTGTTCAAGGACTTCGGCGCGGCGACGCTGTCGGATGCCTCCGCGCAACTGGTCGCCGACCTCAACAGCCGCGGCCTGCTGTCCCGCGCCACCACCCTGCGCGAGCTGCAACGCCGCGGCATCATCGAGGAAAGCGTCGACATCGAGGCCGAGATCGCGGCCGCCGAGGAAGAGGGGCCGACGCTGGGGGACCTGAGCGATGGAGTCGCCCCAAGCACACCCAAGCGCAGCATGCGCATCACCCGAAACGATGACGGGTCACTGTCGGCCCAGGAGCAATAAACAGTGAGCAAGAGCAACGCAACGGAAAACGATTTCGTCAAGTTCATCGCCAACGCGGTGGCGATGCCGAGCTATGGCAGCAATCTGCAAGTCAACCTGCACACGGCAGACCCAGGCGAGGCCGGCACCGCGACGACGAATGCGCCGACCTACACTGGGTACGCGGCGGTGTCCGTTGCACGCGACTCGGGCGGCTGGACGATCTGTGATGGCACCAACCCCTACGCGGACAACGCAAGCGGCAATGCGTTCAAGAACGCCGCCGAGATCACGTTCCCCGAATGCACTGGCGGCAGCGACACGCTCACCCACGCCAGTGTGTCGGTCGTGGCGACCGGACAAATCCTGTACTCCGGCGCTTTGACGGCCTCGATCAATGTGTCGAACCTGATCACGCCGCGCTTCCCGGCGGGCACCTTCATCTGCTCGGAGGATTGACGGATGACGACCAGCATCATCCAAGTCCCGCCTAACAGCACCGGATCGAAGCTGCAAACGCGCAGCTACACGCGCGGCGCGGACACGGTGCATTCCCAAGGCGTCTATTTCGACGGCCTGCCGACGTACCGCCTGCTGACCAGCGCCATCGTGCCGGCGACGAACAAGTATCACATCGTGCTGCGCAACAACACGGGCAGCGCGCAGACGGTGTACCTGCTCGGCCTGTACGCCATCAACGATAACGTGACGGCGGTGACGGGCGTCATCAACCAGTTCTCCTTCCGGCGCGTGACCGGCACCCCGACGCTCACGGCGGTGACGCCATACGCCTACAACTCCGCAGACCCGGCGCTGGCGAACGTGACCGCAGGGCATACCGCGACGGCGGGCCTGACCGATTCCACGGTCATCATGCCGCTGGTGCTGTCGTCGGAAGAAAACACGGCGGTTCCGACCAATACCGGCATGTACCTGCATCACAACAACCTGTTGCCTGCGATGCACCCCTATGGCCGCCCGCTGGCGCTGCGCCCCGATGAGGGTGTGGCGGTGAAGCAGATCGGCGCGGGCACTGTGGGCGCGCTGTCGTGGATCATCGACTTCGCGGTGGAAGCCGACTAATGCCACTGGCCTCGCTCGCCGGCCTGCAATGGTATGGCCCCGCCGCTGGCGCGATGGTGGACGCCTCGCAGGGGGGCGCCACGACTGCGGCCAAGGGGACGGCGAGGGCGGGGGGTACGGCGGCGGGCGCTGGTGCGTCGCCGCTGCTGAAGCCCACCAGGCTTCGCAACTCGCCGCTGTTGACGGCAGGCGCGGGCGTTGTGCCGCAGGCGCTGCCGAAGGCTCGCGCGCGTCCTGGCCTCGTGGTCAAGGTGAACGAGCTTTCGCAGGATGATGTCACCGGCGCGCTGTTGACCGCGCCCATCGAGGGCGGGCTGAGCATGGCGCAGGTCATGCGCCTCGTGCTGGCATACGTGGCCGGCGATGCGACCGGCCTCGACGGCAACCCTGCGTTCAAGTCGCAGGACGGTACAAAGAACCGTTTGGCCGGCACCATTTCGAGCGGGACGCGCAACGTCACGACTATCGACGGGGACTGAGATGACCGCGTGGCGCGGAACGTGGGTCGGCGCTTGGGAAGGTGGCGATTCCGCCGCCGACGGGTTCGCCGACGCCGCGCTGCACGCCACGGGTTCCGGTTCGGCATCGGCGACCGTTGAGGTCGTCACCCGTCCCGCCGTAGGGGGAGGCGGGCGTTGGCGTCCGCTGCTGGTCGTGCCGCCGTCGCGCCGTCGCCGGAAGTATGCCGACGCGGCCATTGTCGCGGGTGGCACGGGGGCGGTTCGCGTTACCGCGCGGGTTGCGTTGCGCGTCATCCCGGAGAAGTCGGCCGCCCCAGCTCCACGCGCGCCGGTGTATGTTGACGCCGGGCTGGCCGCTACAAGCGCAGCAGGAACGCAGCTGCGGGCGTCGGCGGCCGTCGCGGCATGGCTGGTCGCCAGTGGGTCTGGGGCGACTGCGATCACGGCAGAGGCGGCGCAGCACCTCGACGCCGCGTTGGTGGCTGCTGGGCGTGGCAGCGTTCGCCTGACCGCCAGCGTGTCCCGCGCGCAGCCGCGCATCGAGCTTGAGGATGATGAGGTGCTCGCCATCGTGATGCTGCTTGCCGCATGACCGCCAACGCCCAGCTCGCCGACCTCGCGGTCGACCATCGCATCGACCTGCTGCGCTACGAGCGCGGCGTCGCGTTCAAGATGATCGCGGTGCTGAACCGGGCCGATGCGCAGCTCGCGGCGCAGCTCAGCGAGGCACTGCTCCGTCTGCCGGCCGAATCTTTCACCGTCGCGCGGCTGGAGGCGCTGCTCGTCTCCGTGCGCGAGACCAACCGCGCCGCCTACGACGCCGTGCAAGCGGCGCTGGACGCTGACCTGCGCGACCTTGCCGACGCCGAGGCTGCCGCACAGGCGAGCGAGTGGAAGCGTGCAGTGCCGGCGCAGGTACGGCTGCAATTCCCCATCGCGGGGGTCGCGCCCGAGCAAATCTACGCCGCCGCCGTGTCGCGCCCGTTTCAGGGCCGGCTGCTCAAGCAGTGGATGGCCGAGCTGGAGGCCGGGCGCGCGCGCCAGATCCGCGAGGCGATTCGCCAAGGTTACGCGACCGGCGAGACCACGGCCGACATCATCCGCACGATCCGCGGCACGAAGGCGCTGCGGTATGAGGATGGCATCCTCGCCAAGCCGCGGCGCGAGCTGGCGACCATCGTGCAGACCGCGCTTAGCCACACCGCGCAGACCGCGCGCCAGATCAGTTACGACGCCAACGCCGATATCGTGAAGGCGATCCGCTGGGTGAGCACGCTGGACAGCCGCACCAGCCCCATGTGCCGCGTGCGAGACGGGCTGCTCTACAGCGCGACCGTGCCGCACCGCCCGCAGGGTCACACGGTGCCGTGGGGCGATGGCCCGGGCCGCCTGCACTTCAACTGCCGGTCGGTGAGCGTGCCGGTGCTGAAGAGCTGGCGCGAGCTGGGAATCGATGCCGACGACATGCCCGCGAGCACGCGCGCGAGCATGGACGGGCAGGTGCCGGCGGACATGACCTACAGCCAGTGGTTCGCGCGCCAGAGCGCGGCC